TTAAATCCGGATTCTACACGAGCAATTTTGGTTAGCCAAGCTGGGTCTATACCAACTCGACGTGCATGTTTCTCGAATAGGTCAGTATAGTCAGGCACTAGCCCACCAGCTTAGTAACGCCACCCACGATTAGCGATAGCAGGAAGAACGCAAGCGCACCCCAGCCGAAGTGCCACCTGCCACTACTTTCCATGATACAAGCGGCTATCACTGCGAAGACGAAGGCGAACACCAATAACACGAGTCCGAGATGTGCCATGTTAAGCCTCCGACACCTCTATTATTGCAGATACCTGCCCCAACATGAACCCTTGCGCTGTTATGTACATAAAGTCAGGTGCTATTGATTGGTCGAGTTTAACGCAGATATCATTACCCTGCGTTGCCATTAGCCCTGGCTCAAACATGACCTCTTTGGATGTCTTAGGTCCACAGCTGGTGAACCCTATAACGTTTGCAGCAACTGGGCCGTCTAAGAACGATAACACTACTGCATCGTGAGTGGACGCGTTAAGCAGCTGGCACGATTTCATGACAACGCTATCCGTAATCGACCCTGGGGTCAGCGTTAACAGCGGTATAACTGTTTGGTCTTGTAACGCCAGTGCTCCATGAAGGTATTGGTCAGATAGCTGTGCTCCTTCTCGCCTATATTGCCCACACCAATCGTTTGCTTTGACTGTTCTCCAAGTGTTAGTTTGTGGCGTTATGATAGATGGGTCCCAGTGGCATTCGTAGTAATAGTTAGGATCAGTTCCAGCCTGGACTACGTACTTACAAGTCTGACAGCTTTGTCCAGGTGGAGCCGGCATTAAAACCTCCGCTTAAAAGTTCCCCGATCCCCAGACCCAACCACAGTCCCAGTTGTCTGGTACGTTGTCAGGTCTGCTGATCGGGGCAAGGCGGGCGTTAAGGGAGGCTCTAAAGCTGCTGCGAATTGCTCGGTAGTGATAACCTTACCAGACCGTTCAATTGCTTTGTCTAGCATAGCCGCAAAGTCAACGCTGATATTGGTCTGTAGGCTTCGCTTAGACAAGCCAACGCGATCTGCTGCATCTCGGGTTATGCTTAGCAGTTCTCGGATACTCAGTTCATCGTTTTCGTCATCATCGAGTTTATCTGCTATCTTGCGTTCGGCTTTCATGCCATTGGACAGGATAAGGGCGTTGTAGGCAGTTATTTGGTCTCGCGTTAGGTCATCTTTAACCTTGGTGTAACCAGCAATGAGCTCTTTAAAGGTTGGGTTATTATAATGAACGCTAACCCTGCTAATCGAGTAGCCCATTGTCTCGGCTACCTGACCCACACGCATCCCCATGGCAAATAACCTTGCCATTTCGTGGTGAGAGTCCCTATATCTCTTTATAGGCGGATCACGACCTTGCCTGAATGACGATAGGTCATCAGGAGTCAATTCACGAACATGCGTGATTGATGGCCGTTTAGTTGGTCGACCAGGGCCTGGCATGGGGGACTGTTCCAGGCTGAAGGTAGTATTATAGCACGTCCTGGGTTGATTGTCAAGGTTGCGTTAACGATATGTATACAACTGTGACCGGTATATGACAGGGGATTTGATGTGGGGTTAGGTATGGGTGCTTGAAATCACACAAAATATGGGGAGGATATCTGGCCACGATCGAGCCAGCGCCTTTGGGCCCCCGGGGGTGGCGTGGGGGTCACGAAGCGTGGGCTCGAAGCCCGTGCGTGCGTGGGCGTGTGCGTGCGAGGCACAGACCCGAGGCACACATGCGTGCGAGGCTAAGGCTAAGGGGGATCACGCAACCGTGATAGTTGTTCACGATCTCGTGATCGAAATGCCTTGAAAAAGCCACAATCGGGGCGCCCAATGGCGTGGTCGGCCAGCCACAGGGCTAGGCCATAACCCGAGAGGTAGGACTACGATGACCGTCCATGTCGATCTCCAAGCTGAAATCGCACGGCTTAAGGCTGAGAACCAGGCCCTTAAGGATGCCAAGGCCAAGACTGGGATGAAGGTATCGGAGAAGGGTGCTCTGTCAGTCTATGGCGTTGGGAAATTCCCGGTAACCCTGTACAAATCCCAATGGTTAGCCCTGCTAGACCGCAAGCAGGATATCCTAGACTTCATCGAAGCCCATCCCAATCTGAAGTCTAAGCCGGTGAAGGATGGCGAGTGATGGATAGCCTTCACCCAGGATGGCTGCTGCTAAAGCTCAGCCTGATAGCCTTGGCGATAACGCTGACTATCATCTACGCCTAATCTAACCCCAACACAAGGCAATCAGCCCCGGCATAGTCCGGGGCTTTTTGTTGCGTTGCAGCATAGCGTTCACGGTTTAGTCCAAATCGCCCAGAGACGGGCAAGGGCTGGCTATTGGCGATCGGCCGCTACCCCTACCGCAGCCCTGCCCGTTAATCCGCTGTACGGGCTTCGCTGCTCGATTGTGAGGCAATCCATATCGCGGCGATACCCCCAATTCCCTAGTATTCCCTAGTCAACTATCACGGTCCCTAACTCGCTAGTGTGGAGACCCCCCTGGCACCCTGAAAATGGTCTATTCTCCAAATTTTTTTTTTTCACATTATAGGGGGATGACATGCCTACCCCCCCCCCTACACTAGCGAGCTAGGCTGTACCAGCGTTGACTAGGGATAACCATCACCAGGGCAGGATAATGGCATGGGTTATTCACAGAATGCATACCTAACATGGTCTATTGGCGAATAACGCAGACAAAACCAATAACCCCAACATAAGTTATATCGGGGTCTAATCACGTAGTAAGCAAACACAAGTTGCATAACGCTAACCATACCTGACCCCAATACTAGCCCAAACATAGCAATAGGGCATCACAATCAAGTGATGCCCTAACGCATTCCCAAACCAGCAATGACCACAGGCTAACGCTTCATGTTAATCTCCCTGCTAACGCAGACACCATAACCATGATGCCCAGGATTAACGCGAGCAACACCATATCAGACAGGATATCAGGCCTCACTGGTATCCTCCCTAGCTAACGCTGACCTATACATATGCTGTATCTTGGTCTGCATAACCTTATGCACCCTAGATACAGCCATGTATAGGCTATAATCGAAGTCATCCATATCGACTATAACGCTGTCCTTATCAGCGTTATAATCCTCCAGTGAATAGGCCTTATACACTGGATAAGCCTCGTCAACTTCAAGTGCTACTTTCATTGCTATCCCTCACAAAGATAAGCTGTATGCTGGTTAGATCAGGATGCATAGCCTTAACTGCATCTAACGCAGCCTCAGGGGTCTTACAATGCGATAGCTCAGGGCTATCACCACTGTATTCTTTCTCATAGCCAATTTCATTGACTATGATATAGGTTAGCGTTAGTTGCATGTATCCTCCCTAGGCCAAGTGATACCGTGACCATAACGCCACTCAGCCACTATCTCGTCAAGAGCGTTAGTCATGATAACCCTGACTGTAAAGCCCATCTTAGCACAGACATTGTTAGTGTGATGGATAAACCATTGCTTAGCCTTATCAGCATCAGCATGGCTAACCTCACATTCAGTTATACTGCCCAAGCTTTCGTTTGAGGTATAATAGACACTGAATGTATCAGACATGACACACCAATGCCACGAGCATAACGCAAGCCCAGGCCAAGAATAGGCTTATCGTTAAGCTGACTGTGCTATCCATCACCACCTCCTATCCCAGTTCTTCATTACATCCATGAGCCTAGCCTCTAGCATCTCAAGGATATGCTGTGATACCTGTACAGCACTATCCTCGTCCTTAAAGGTAGCCTCGCTAGTCCATACAGCATGGCCGCGATAGTCAATGCAAGCCTTGAACCTATTGCCTTCATTGACTGTGGTTGCGATAAGCACTATCTCGCTGGGTCTTGCCATCACATTTCCTCCCAACAATGAATGTGATAACGCTTGGTAACGCGTTGCTTATGCGTACCATAGACAACCCTAACATGCTTCTGACCCGCAGGGATTGTCTCGCCACACCATGAGCATTCATGGTCTAGAACACCCGTAGGCTCAGTGCGGGATATCATGTTGCGTTGAACTTTCTCAGCTTCGGTCATGTCTATCTCCTATAACCCTGACCTCGATATTGTCTACTTCGCGATCAGCATACTCTGAGTAACGCTGATATGTGATAGGCTTGCGTTTGCTTAACCAAAAGCTAAACCCAAACCTACCGAACGTGATAAACCTGATACTACCTCTACGCTTGTATGTCATGTCTACCTCCTACTAGCCTTATAGCTGTGCGAATGATGCTAGGCTCAGCAGCTAACAACTCATTAGCTAACCGAGTGATATCCTTCGCTCGCACAGCGTTAGCCTTGACACCTTTAGACTTAAGCTCTAGCCTAATCAGCAACCTAGCTATACACAGGGCTGCTGTTTTAACCTCTTGTGTCATGACCGCACCCTATGGGCTATATGATTGCTGTCTATCGTTATCAGACCCATAGCCATAAGTCTGTTAACGCCATACACGTAATGTGCGAATGGCATATTCTGACAGAATACCTTTCGGCATTCGTCGAGGTTAACGCCATCAGGGCTTTCGTCTACTGCATCTAGCAGTAAACTCATGAGATGGTCTATCTTGCGGCTCATGACATACACCACAAGATTAGCGTTGCCATAGCGTTAACCGCTACAAGCCACACAACGCACATTTCTGCTATCTGTTTCATGTCTACCTCCTGATACAGTAAAGCCCCTAGAGAGCGTCCTCCATAGGGGCTTTGACACTGATTAGCCAACGTTAAGCTGACCACTGGGAACGCTAGGGTTAAGCACAGCCCTCAGCCTATCAGCCTGAGACTGAAGCTCGTTAGCCCTACTCTCGTTCTCAACGGCTCGTCTACGCCATTCATCGCGTTCAGCGATAACGCTATTCAGCGTATCCCTGGTGTTGTTGTAGTTCTGTTCCCATTCCTGGGTACTTCTACGGCTATCCTCCAGGTCAGCCTTAGTGATACGATGACTATCGATCTCAGACCTAACCTGATCGCTAAGGTCTGCGACCGCTTGGTCACGTTGCACGATAGTATCCCGCAATGACTGGGCATCATTACGAGAGTAATCAAGCTGACCCTGAACCTCTGTGTTGGTCCGGTTAAGCTGCTCAACGCGGCCATTGGCATCGTTAAGCTGGGCTTGCAGGTTATAGTTCTGCTGCTCAAGGCTAGTGATCCGCTCTCGCAGATCATTAACTTGCTGTTGGAGGCCACTAACCAGACCAGCCTGAGCCGACAGGTTATTAACCGTATCAACCACGTTCGCGAAGAACTGGCGCATATCATCTACCTCGATATTCATGACTAGGTTTCCTTGGATGTGGTGGGGGAGCATTTACGCTCCCCCTGGTTTGACGCTACTTAGGCATTCAGCCCACGACGGCCACTGGCAACCTTGCCAGCCTTAGCCGCAGACAACTGCTTTGCAGCCTTAGCCGCCGCAGCCTTAGCCTTAAGCTCAGTATCCTCGGAGATATCCCCAAGGTCCAAGCCTCCAGCTTCCTCAACCTCAGCCTCATTAGCCTCGATCTGAGCCTTCGCCTTAGCGACCAACTCAGGACGAGCCAGAAGCAGAGCATTCGCGTGCTTGGTGATTACCGCAGACTTGATAAGGCTGACCTTGAAGCCCTTCTTCTTGATTTCAGCCTTAACGATAGTCCGGGCGAACTCCCGTGCCAACTTCATGACCTCCGGCGCAACCTTATCGCCCTTGGCCTTGCTGCCACGGATAACCATCGTACCAGCGTACATGGCTGCAAGGTTTTCATTTGCCTTAGCCATGACCGCAGCCTGGAACTCACCCAGGGTCTTATAGTCTTCCTTCTTGAGCTTCGCCATACCCTTGTTAACGTGGGTCTTGGCGCCTTCCTTGAGCATATTGATGTAGATATACTCAGCAACCCTGCCAGTATCTACCTCAATCTCGCCACTCCTGCCCTTGCTAACAGCAACGGTAAGAATGGTAGAGGGATTGCCTTCAGTCTGCACATCAGTCATTGTAGTCTCCTGAATGTTAGAAGTAGCTACCTCTAAGTCCAAGCCATCCTGACTATACGTGGCCACGTTGGTCATTGCTGGTCTTGGTCCGGTTGGCCTAGTACCGCAAGCAAGGCCCGTAAGCCTTGCTGACTGCACTAGCTTAATGCTTCCTTAGCTTTGTTAAGGAAGAACTCACCAGAGTTAAACAATAGCACCGTAACGCCATTCTCCAACTCTCTCTGGCTTATATCCTCGATACGCTTACCCTTAGCCCTAAGCTCACGCTTAAACTGTGCCAGTGCTATAGTCCTAGCCATTGTCTGCACAGGCCCAGGCACCCATAACTCACGATGATACGTGGTCTTAATTTCCTCTCGCTTAGGCTCACGACGCTTTAATCGCTCAACCTTAACGAGCTTACCATTCTGCCTGCGGTACATCAGACCCTCCTAAGCTTAGCTGTAGGAGTATTCCAGACCTGCAAGTCATCCAGATTACCTTCATCCGTGTCATACCTTACAGGCGTACAGTCATCAGGGCACGGAAAGTCTGGATGATCGAACTCTGCAACAGTACCAAGCTCCAATGTCCCGGTATGCTGTACCCTATCGCCTGGCTGTGGTGGCCAATGCTTTAGCCTTGGTCCGATCATCTTTGTCATGACTGCACCCGATCAAGCTCACGAGCGTTATCTTCGAAGCTACGGGCAGAGACACTAGCCATCTCTGGCCTATGGCTATCATAGACCAGCCTACCATTTAGCCATGATAACGTAGCCAAATAGCCCATATCCTTGGTATACACGATATAGGCTACCCTCGTATGACCTTCAACGCGTTCCATGCGATACATTATAGCCTCCCCAAGTCTAACACGAGATGAGTATTGAGGATGGCTTGCCTACGGCGGGCTAGTTTCAGGTTACGGTACGTAGCGATAACTTCGCCATCAGGTTCACGCAAGTCAAATATCCCAGTGCCCCGAGGCATTGCCTGTGCCTTGGGATCATCGGGTCTAGCATAGTCAGGGCTTAGGCGTTCTGTGAGATGGTATGCCATTGACTACCTCCATAGCGTTGGCATAGTTCTGACTGACACCCATAGCCTAGCACAACATTGTGGCCAAATTGTGGCGGCCGGCGGTATTTGAGTACCGTTAGCCATGTTTGTTTGCATGGCTGCTATGCGCTGGACGCATACCGTACCCGTTTTGTTCCCCATCCGTTCCGCTTTTGTTCCACATTTAGCCAAAAATGAACATTTTGAGAGCACAATCTGTTTCGATTGATCCACAGACGCTCAGATAATCCATATCGAGGTCCAATTATGCGTTCCGCTTGTTTTCCCTAGTAAATCCTTTCGCTTTACTAGGGTTTACTAGGCGAACTGACACCGAAAGTTGGAACAAAACAAGAACCTTTTCAATTTTAAGCTTGACAATCACGCCAAGACCTGCTATAATAGTGGGTAGAATGGGAGAAGTGTGCCATGGACGATCTTGCCAACTTAGGCTTCAAGAACGTCAGTTACTTGAATGGCCCAGGTGTATATGTGCTCTGCTATAAGCGCAGGGTCATGTATGTTGGCAAAACCATGAATGGATTTCAAAGGGTTGGGCTGCACGTTAATAATATTACATTCGATCAAGTATACTTCGTTAGACATGATCCAGATGGATTAGACACATTTGAGAAGCAAATGATCGCTCAACTGGAGCCATCTCTAAATCTAAACATATACATGACTGGAACGGAAAGCAGAGCATTTGGATCGATATTCCATGATAATTGGGCTGAAGAGTATACGGAAACAGAAAAAGACTTGAGAGAAGCACTTGGCATATCAAAGTTTCCTAGGAGATTTTAATGGCTGAAACCCTCAATGAGATCATTCAGTCATTGGCTAAACAAGCCTCTGACCAGATCGAGCGTGCTTACGCCATCCTAGGAGCCCGCCCAGGCCCAGGTACCGACCTACTAATCTATCCAGTAACGCCAATCTGCGGTAGATGGATGGTTGGTGGCCTTACAGACGCAGGTAGAGCATTCGTCGATAAGTTCTGGCAAGCCCAACCAATTCCATCTAACACCGAGATGGCTCGCCTTAAACGTGAAGCTGATGATTGGCAACTCAAATACCGTATCGACTATCCAGTGGAACCATTGGAGGGATAAATGGACAAACTAATCGACAAAGAGTTCCTAGCTAAAATAGACGCTCAACTCTCTGCACCGCTCCCAACTCACAACCAAGAAGACCTCGGCGATAGTTTTACCCTGTTGGTCGACAAGCTAGTCGAGATGAGAATGGAAACAGCCAAGCAACTGTTAACCATGGCAGAGAACAATCTTCACAAGGTCGAGCAAGAATGTAACCAGCTTAAGCTCGACGCTAAACGCAAATGGGAGGAATACCAGCGAATGCTTGGAATGCTGCAAGAAGCTGGATCAGCTACAGCTGATATCGGTAGAAAGATCAGCAATGGGTTTAGCAAATGACACACGAGTCCACGTTCGAATACCTCAAGCCAGCCGAAGGACAGATCGTGCACATGGCCATCGTTAGGGAGGCATTCGCTGATATGGCCAAGATCATTGATAAACATGTCCCTGATGGTCCAGACAAAACCCACACTATCCGATTGCTACGCACCGCTGGTATGTGGGCCAACGTTGCGATAACCCGTCAACCAGACGGTTCCCCACGAGAATAGGTGTCAAAATGAAAGAGGTAGTCTACTACAACTGCAAATCGAACGGCTCCGGTTATCACCTGACCAAGTTCGATGAAGACCTTAACCCAATCTCTGAACAATACGATACATCGCTTGCTGAGTGTACGTGTAAAGCCGGTGTTAGACCAACCTGTAGGCATCGACAGATGCTTCCCTTGTTCCAGCATCTTGGTCGAGTTAACACCGGCTGGTTCTTCGAGTTTGATAGCCAGCGATGGTATTATTTAGACCAGATGTCTGGGGGTCTGGTTGCCGAGAAACGCGTTAAGGGCTGGTGGAGGCGAGCATGACCAGAAATGAGCTTCGAAGCGAACTCTACTATCTCGTCAAGGACTGGCATAAGGTCGACAAGATATTCATGCTGTTCGGCAAACTGGCTCCTGAACCCCCTCCGAAGAAAGAGGTTCCACAGTATGACCTCAAGCTCGTCCGTAGAGTTGGAACTTTGCTCCAAAGGGAAAAGTTCAGCCCAGAACTCCATGAAGCAGCCAGAGCCCTGCTCGCCAACCTTGAACTGGACCTTGAATGATTATGAGCTAACACGCAATGATGGCCTTCGGCTTGCGTTGGCCCTCGTTAGATCAGCCGATAACCTCCACCAGATGGAATATCTGTGTGGAGAGCTTCGGTCTTTGTATGGCGTTATGCTTAGACGCACGGATTACAAGGCCGAAGATGCCTTGAGCGAAAGCTGAGGCAATGAAGATAGCGATCGGCACAGGTATAGCGTTCATAGTGTGCGTGTTCGGCATACTGTTGGCCATCGTGTTCACGGTACCTCCCTGTAAAGGCTTCCATTACCCAGTGGATGTCTTTCAACCGATGAAGGTGTGCGAATGAGCCGGATTGATATGACACAGGAAATCGTGGAACAAGTTAGTGAGTCACTGTTAAGGAAAGCTTCCGATAGGATATCGGAGCTAGAGGACAAGCTCAACGACACCGCCGCCTTCCTCGACCAGATGGCGGACCGTCTAGATAAACCGGCAACATGGGCACGCCCACGTCCAGCGGACGCCGCCGACTGCCGCGCGAGGGCGCGTAAGCTGCGAGGCGAGACATGAGCGATGATGAAGATTGGGGATGTGCACCGCTTACAAGCGGCGAGGAAACGCGAGTACAACGGGCATTATCAAGCCTGCGCGATCCTGATCCGAGTTTGGCTGCGGTGGCGAATAAGGTGAGACAATCGCTAGCCGACGTGATTACCGAGCAACAAGCCGAAATTGAGCGACTGCGGGTAGCACTGCGTATGATAAGCCGCTCGCTGGAGAAAGAATGACCACCTGTCAGCAAGCCGCCGCCGACTGCCGAGCGATGGCCGAGAGGTTACGCAAATGACCCAATACCTAATCCTGCACAAAGTCCGCGGTAAACCCTCGTTCGACTGTGCCGAGCCGGTCTGCCAAGGCAAACCTTGCCAGCCCAACTGCGGTAATTGGGATGGTACTCGGTGCAAAGCCGAAGACGAATGGATAACCAACTCAGGTTATCGGGCCTATCCATATTGGAAGTGGCCTTTACATGAGCTAGTCAATGATGAACTTACGGTGCCGGCCGATTGGCCCGACCACTTCGAGGTTCGAAAAGAACCTAAGATGGAAATCAATCTTGGAGATATCCTATCCGGTTTAATTGGCAAATTCCCACGGAGAGCGTAATGTCTGTCCCAACCGAAGGCGAAACCTATGCAAAGCTCTTGGAGTATCTAATCAAATGCGAAGAACAATCCGCAATAATGGCCCATCTAAACAACGCAAACGATCAACGGAACCGAGCGATCCAATGGCTGGGGATCAGCGAGATGTTCAAGAAGATGCAGATCAAAGTAACCCACCTAGCCACAGGAAGACTGAGCTAGACCGGCTGTGTGATCTTATCATGATGGTTCAAGCTCGCATAGATTGGGCAGAGCAGTACAACATCGCTAAGGTTCGCTTTGAACAGATCGCGTTAGAAGACGCTAGATGGATACTGACCCTCTTGAAGCGGGAGCAACACAAATGGCGATAAAGCTTAAGCGTGATACGTTTTTGTACCTTAGCCCAACAACCTACCACTTCGCTCAATGCTACACCTGTCGAGATTGGATAGAAGGCGATGATAAATGTCATATACACGGCCCGAACGTTAACGTACTTGAAACGATGTCATGTGGACTTTACGTACAGGGAGCCTCCATGCCAGCAGGCTCCGCAGCCTTCGATATTGTTACGCCTACCGAGTCTGGTCTGGTCGACCGTGAAGTCCGTTGTGAGAACTGCAAATGGCTAGATGGCACCGATTGTACATTCTTTGCTATGCTTAATCGAGAACTTCCGGATGTATTCGATCTAGAAGTCGAGGTAGAACCTAAAGGATGCTGTAATGCCCAACAATCTAAAACCGACTGACGAACAACAAGCAATCCTAGATGCCCTTCGCAACACAGGAGACAACATAGCAATCGAAGCTTCTCCAGGCTCAGGCAAGTCCGAAACCCTACTTATGGCTCAAGCAGAGGTTAAAGAGCCATGTCTTTATGTTGCCTTTGCCAAAGCAGATGCTCAAGGCTTTGGCATGGAGAAGGACGAGTTTGGTATCCCGACCAAGAAGCCCAAACCAATTCTCAAATCCACAACCAAAGCTCAAACTCTCAACTCCCTTGGTCATGGGGTTTGGGGTACAGTGGTAAGCAAACTTGTATTCATGGATGGCCGTACTAACGACAAGAACAAGCTCTTCCAAATTCTCTCTAATATGTTTAACGAACTTAAGGGAAAGGACCGCAAGGATGCCTGGGACCAATACTCGGAAATCCGTGAAGCAGTCTCGATGGCCCGCCATCTCGGATACATCCCAACTGGAGCTAGAGCTTTTGCGCCATATGCCAAGTCCATCTGTAATCGCGAACAACTCGAAGTTCGCCTCGAAAACAAGCCAACGCAGTTCGCGTGGTCGCTCATCGATAATGCCCTCATCACTTCAATCAAAGCTGCTTACACTGGGGTCATTGATTACGACGATCAAATATACATGTCCGGCTTGTTCGGAGGTACATTTCCTAGATTTCCCTATGTTCTGGTCGACGAACGCCAAGACCTCGACCCCGTTAACCATGCGATGCTCGACAAACTCTGCCGTAACAGTCGGCTGGTTGGGGTGGGCGACAAGTGGCAATCGATTTACTATTTCCGGGGGGCTGAAACCAATGGCTCGGAGAAGATGAACGCTAAATTTAACATGGTTGAGTATCCTCTATCCGTATCCTTTCGGTGCCCTAAGGCCATAGTCGAAGCTGCACGCTGGCGTAACCCAACCTTCAAGTGGGTCAAAGATGGTGGGCGTTATGAAACCTTGTCAACTTTTGCTGCATCCGACATCCCGGAAGGTGCCGCCGTGGTATGTCGAAATAATGCTCCATTGCTTCGAGCAGCCTTTAGCCTGTTGTCAGGGAAAAGGTCGGTGCAAGTTGTTGGAAGTGACATCAGCGCTAAGATCGTCAAGCTTCTTGAGAAAATTGGCGATCCTAGGGACAGCAAAGACACCCTCCTACTCAAAATCGATGCATGGCGAGACGAGAAGCTCAAAACATCGAACAACCCAGCAACAACCCACGACACAGCTGAGTGTCTCAAAGTCTTCGCCTCGTGGGGCAACGACGTTAGCCAAGCAGTTGCCTACGCAAAGCACATATTCAGGCAGCAGGGCGCTATCACGCTCACAACGGGCCACAAAGCCAAGGGCAAAGAGTGGGAGATAGTATACCATCTCGATCGCCAACTTCTCGGCCAAGACGATCAAGACCTTAACCTGCGTTACGTCATCCAAACCCGCTCAAAGGATGCCATGTATGAGATCACTACCGGAGAAACAGTATGGCAATAAACCTATCTCGCCTAGCCTATGGGGACTGCTACGACCTCTTAGAGAAGGCGATCAGTAGCGATTATCCGACTGGCCTACGCGTTAAGTTCGCCAATCGTAACGAAGCTATCCATTTCCGGCAACGGTTACACAATGCTCGTTATGTCGATCGGCTTGATAACACAAAGGTTTATCCAGACACTCATCCTATGTATGGGCGATCGGTATATGATATTGTTAACATTCGCGTTCGTGATCTGGTTGATGGTTGGTGGCTTCGTCTGGAACGTGTTGATGCTAGGCAGTTTACAATAGTGGCCCTGGAAGACGATATCGAAGTTAACGCTTTAGCCATCGAAACACCAAAGCCAACAGAGGCTTCTGTTGTAACCAATGGTGGTAACCCTGTCACTGTCCCTGTTGAGCCCATTCGCGTTAAATTCAAACGGAGGTTCTAATGCCCAAGTGGAAACTCTATCGTAAGACCGCTATCACCAGAATTCGTCCATATGAACCCGGCGAAGACCTTAACGAGGTCAGTATAGATAAAGGCTACGATCCTCATCCAGGCGATATGATAGCCACCGATGGTAGAACCACATGGCTCATGAATGAGGACTTCTTCAATGCTAACTATGTGGAGGTTGAAGATGGGAACGACTGACCCTGTAGTCGCGATTGTCGAACGCATGATGGAGCAACTTCAAAAAGATAACCCCGGAGTTGACTTTAAGCGTAAAGTCAAACCTAAGATCGAGAAGCCCAAGCCTACCAAGCTTAAGAAACCCAAGCTCGGCTTACACTAATGCAGCTTATCGACCTATGGATAGCCGCCGCTAACGCTAAGCTTGGCATATCTATAACCACTGATGATCGAATGCTGCTACGCCAGCACTTATATCGTGCTCGGATGGAGGCCACCAATCGAGCAGACCTAGACGATATAGTGATGGTTCTCCCTGAACAAGCAGATCAAATATGGTTGGTGCACCGTGAGGGTAGTCTCGGAACCAATAACCAAAGTAACGTTGAACCTCTTTTCTAAAGACGTAGAGTGGTTCAAGCAGAACTTTCCTATGGGCTACACAGAGGCCATCCGTGACGCCTTGCGCAAACACATCCGACAAACAGAGCTAATGGAAGATGAACTTAGATATGGGTCTTCAAATTTCACATTTCGTGGAGAAAATGAATGAGCAAAGAACTCGATGAAGCTATGGATGCGATCCCAAACATTTCGGAAGAACAAATCGAACTGTTGATACAGTTCCAGCTTGAAGAACTTGCTGCATACTCTGGCAAGAAAGCCCGCGCCAAGAAAGACCAGTCAGAAGAAGAAGTTGAAGCCGCACTATCAGCAATCACACAGTCAGCACCAGCTAAACCAGCAGGCAAGTTTGTTAGGAGGTTCTGATGCAGGAGCTAATAGAAGTTGATGACTTCCCAATGCCTAGTCCGTTCATCAATGGCGTTCAATATGCATGGGACTCGACCGCGTTAGAATACCTCAAACGCTGCAAGTACCTGCACAAGTTCAAGAAGGATGGCTGGGAACCTAAAGAAGAAGCCATCGCCTTACGCTTCGGGCGTGAATACCATAAGTGTCTACAAGACTATGAAATCCTGAAGGCATTGGGCCGTAAGCATAAGGACTGTGTGTTCGATGTTATCCGTAACCTATTATTCCGCTTGGTCGACTGGAACCCTGATGATAAGAAACGCAACCGAGATACTCTAGTCCGCACAGTTGTCTGGTATCTTGAGAAGTTCAAAGACGATAACGCCAAGACCTTAATCCTCAATAACGGTGACCCAGCAGTAGAGATAACCTTCAGCTTTGATCTAGACTTCGGACCTAAGAACTCAACCCAACCCTATGTTCTCTGCGGTAAGCTAGACCGTGTCGTAGATTTTAATGATGACCTTTTTGTTATGGATCGCAAGACTACCACATGGGGGCTTGGTGCTACCTACCAGAGAATGTGGACACCACATAATCAAATGTCCCTCTATACATTGGCAGGTAAGCGTGTGTTTATGACAGAAATTAAGGGCGTTATAATTGACGCCGCCCAACTGCTGATCGGCAGTACCAACTACGATCGCTTCTTCATCTATCGCACCCAAGAACAACTCGATGAATGGCTACACGATCTTGAAGCCCACTTGCGTTGGTATGAGCATTGCCTTGAGTTTGATCGCTGGCCTCAAGACGATACCAGTTGTGATAAGTATGGTGGCTGTACCTATCGAGAAGTTTGTAGCAAACCAAAATCAGTTCGTCAACGCTTCCTCCGCTCTAGCTTTGAACAGGTAGAACCATGGAACCCGCTTGCACCAAGATGAGTGACGAAGACCTGATCCATGAAATCAGGAAAGCATGCTACATACACTTTGGTAAGAATAACATCCTCATGATCGAAGAGCTACTTAGGAGATACAAAAATGCCCTTGCTAAGTCAGCATCAGTCTAACGAGTTCACAAAGATGATAGTGCTGGGTGACCCAGGCACAGGCAAGACAGGAGGCTTAGCATCTCTGGTTAAGGCTGGCTATAAGTTGGCCATTCTAGATTACGATAACGGCCTAGACATTCTCCGCTTGTTCATCGAACACGAGTGCCCCGATAAGATCGATAACGTGATCTTCAAGTCCCTTCGCGATAAGTATAAGATGATCAATACCCAGCTTATCGTTGATGGCCCACCGAAAGCATTCACCGACGGTCTCAAACTTCTAGACGAATGGCCTGACTATGGTAAACCCTCAGAGTGGGGACCGGAGTGGGTACTCGTGGTCGACTCATTAACTCATTGTGGCAGGGCATCATTCGATTGGGCTAAGGTAGCAATGCCTAAGAACCCCGATCCTAGAGCAGCTTACTTCTTTGCTCAGACCGGCATTGAAGCTATGCTTGCTGACCTAACCAGCGAATACTTCCGTACCAATGTCATCGTTATAACTCACGTTAACTATGTTGATACGGAAGATGGCAAGCGGAAGGGCTATCCGAACGCTATCGGTTCAGCCCTCTCGCCCAAGATTGGGTCATGGTTTAACTCCATGGCTTTGTGCACCATGAAAGGAAAGGAACGCGTTATCCAGACAGCACCCACAGGACAGATCGACCTTAAGAACCCAGCACCGTTTGCTATGCTGCCTGAGTATCCAATCTCAACTGGCTTAGCAGAATTCTTCAAGGTTCTTAAGAAACCAGAGACAAACAAACCAACACCTATCAAACCCACAGCAGTGAGACCCACAATTGTACGGAGGTAATAGAAGATGGCTATCAAACCGAAGACTGCTCCGAACTTTTCTGCCATTGGTGACATGCCGATGGATGACATCCCGCCACCCAAGCCAATGCCTGCTGGTGATTACTTGGTTATGGCGGTAGGTCATGCTGAACCCGGTCAAGCCTCGACCGGCACTCCGTTTATCACTATCACCTTCCAATATCTGGAAGCCTTGGACAGCGTTAACTCAGAAGACCTCAAGGCTGCGTTAGAGAAGATCGACGGTACGGTATCGACCTTGAGTGACAAGACAATCCAGACCCGCTTGTACCTCACCGACGGTGCTGCCTATCGCAACTCGCAGTTCCTCAAGAACCTCGGGATTGAAGGCTCGCTCTCGATCAACGAAGCGATCCAGGAAATACCTGGACATCAGTGCTACATTACGGTAACACATCGAGCCAATCGTGCTGGCGATGGTGTGTTCGCTGAAGTTTCTGGAAACGCCAAGGTAGAATAGCGAACACGCACTGGCTGTCACTACCTCCGGCCGGTGCGTTAGGGACCAGGGAAAGGCTTGACACACCTGCCCTGGTCCCGCCCTGCACAATGACTGACATGATGTTCATAGGTGAAGCCTGGGGCGAGCAGGAGGCTCGACAACGGACTGCGTTTGTCGGACCAACAGGGCGATTGTTAACCAGCTTGATGATCGAAGCAGGCATTCGCAGAGCAGACTGCTTCTTAACCAACGTGTTCAACATTAAGCCATTTCAAAACAAGATAGAGAACCTTTGTGGTTCGAGAGAGGAAGGTATCCCTGGTCGACCAGCGTTACTCCCAGGTAAGTACGTTAAGAAAATGTATGCTGGGGAACTCAAACGATTGTATAGTGAACTCAAATTGCACAAACCCAACATCGTGGTCTGCTTAGGCAACACAGCTATGTGGGCCATGCTAGACAAAACCCGAGTAGGTAAAGGCCGTGGCGTTGTTCAGATGTCTCCCGGCGGTCACAAGTGTATCGCCACGTTCCATCCCGCAGCTATCTTCCGCCAGTGGGGCTTGCGCCCAGTCACTATCCTAGACTTAATGAAAGCTAAACGCGAGTCAGAGCATCCTGACATTCGCCGCCCTCAACGTCATATCTTTATAGAACCTAGCTTGGAGGATATCTATGAGTTCGACAAAAGATACATACAACCCTGTGAAAGACTTAGCGTTGACATTGAAACTGCTGGACAAATTATTACGTGCATCGGCTTTGCCCCATCTCCCGATGTTGCTATCGTTATTCCGTTCTATGACCCCCGAAAGCCAGGAAGAAATTATTGGAGCAACATCGAAAGCTATCGTCAAGCTTACAATATTGTCAAAGCTATTCTATCAAGACCAACTCCGAAAACCTTCCAGAACGGGCTCTACGACATCACATTCATTTACAGAGCCTGGGGAATAAAGACCTATGGAGCAACAGACGACACAATGCTAGCTCACCACGCGTTACAACCAGAGCTACTCAAAGGCTTAGAGTTTCTTGGTAGTGTCTATACAGACGAAGGCCCATGGAAACAGATGCGAAAGCACAAGACCACTATCAAGCGTGAAGACTAATGAAGATCATCGACACCAGCAAGACTCCAAGACTGTCTAACATTGACAGCGAGTGGGTCTACAACGGCCTCGATTGCTGCGTTACCGCAGAGATTATGGAAACTCTGGTCGAGCAATTCGACAGCGTTACCACTGCAACCTATGACTTCTCACGTGCGTTACAAGGACCCGTATTCGACATGCGTGTCCGTGGCGTTCTCATAGATCAGGAACGCCGTAAGCAAGTCCTTGATGAATACGCTGGCTTCGTAGATCAATGGGAAGAAATCCTCGAGCGGCTAGTCCGTGAGGGTACAGGCTTCCATGGCTTTAACTGGCGTTCATGGCAAGACCTGCACAAGCTTCTCTACGATATCTATCTCATCCCACCAATCCGAACCAAGGAAGGTAAGCGTACTGCTAACCGTGATGCACTAGAGAAGATGGAGTTCTATCGCATAGCACGCCCTGTAATCCGCTTCATGGAATACCTGCGTGACCTCGACAAGAAGATGGATGTACTAGCACAGGAGTTAGACAATGACGGACGTATACGAACTAGCTACAATATTGCTGGCACTAACACTGGTCGTTTTAGCTCTAGCTTTAGCGAGTACGGCACTGGCGGTAACCTACAAAATATTGAAGAGTCTCTCCGGTCGGTCTTCATAGCTGACCCAGGTATGAAGCTAGCCAACTTCGATGCAGAGCAAGGTGAATCTCGCATAGTCGGAGCCATCGAGTGGAACCTATTCCATAAAGGTGAGTATCTAGATGCATGCGAGAGTGGCGATCTGCACACAGTAGTATCCCGCTTGTGTGAACCTAGTATGCCTTGGACTGGTGACATGGCTAAAGATCGCGAGATAGCCGAACGACCATACTATCGCCATCACGATCTACGCAAGCTATGCAAATCAATAGGCCATGGCACTAATTACCTCGGCGGTCCAGATACACTCAGCCGTCAATACAAGATAGATGTCCCAGCTATAGTGCAATTCCAAGAACGATACTTCGGGGTCTTCCCAGCCCATCAGATGTGGCATAGGTGGGTCAATGAAAGGGTCAGATCATATGGCTATCTAGTTTCCTTTATGGGTCGTAAGCGTACCTTCTTCGGTAGGCGAGACGATGACAAAGTAATCCGAGAGGCTATAGCTTACGATCCACAAGGGTCTCTCTCCGACATAGTAAACCAAGGCATGCTTCGAGTATGGCATGCAAGAGACTGTGAACTGCTAATGCAGAACCATGACTCGATCTTAGTCCAATACCCACAGGAGCAAGAGGATGAAATCATCCCCAAGCTCCAATCTCAACTGCACCATGTAATCCCACTGAAGCATGACCGAACGCTGACCATACCATACGGATGCCAGACTGGCTGGAATTGGGGCAAGCATAAAGAGAGCAATCCAGATGGCCTTAAAGCGTACCACCCCGGCGATCAACGGACCCGGCAAGCGAGCGTGTGAAAGTTGGATAGAATCGTTTGTCAAGTATACCGAGAACCTGGAGTCAGCGCCGATCTTCCGGACGTGGTCTGCGATCACCATGATCGCTGCAACACTGGAGCAGAAAGTATGGACGAACCTGAGCACCCCACTGTATCCAAACTTGTATACATTTTTGATTGGTCAGCCGGGAATTGGGAAGTCTCGTGCCATTATGGCTGCAAGCGGCATTGCAAGAGAAGCCCTTCCAGAAATGTTCTTTGGCTCCACATCAATGACAAGGGCATCATTGTCAGACCATATGAACGAGGCCAAACGGTTTATCGCGAATATCCCATTTGCCCCAATAGAATATCATTCGCTAGTTATAGTCGCAGATGAATTCTCTGTGCTAATGGATCAGTATGATACAGCGTTAACCGCAGCCTTCGTAGAGTTCTACGACTGTAACCCTTATTCCGAAGGTCGACGAGTAGCTAACATCCGGATCAAGGTAGCTAAGCCACAACTAACTATGCTCTGTGGCTCCACTCCCAGTAACTTAATGCATACGCTTAAAGATTATGTTTGGGATCAAGGTCTCATGAGCCGTGTCATATTGGTTTATTCCGATGACAAACCTGTTATTGATGTGTTCGAAAAGCCTCCGATGGACAAGCCAGAGGAACTCATTCACGACCTTAAGATCATCAATACGATAATAGGTGAGTTCACGTATACCCCAGGCTTCCGTGATGTCATGAGCAAATGGCGTAACACCGGACAGATACCTGTTCCCGATCATCCTAAGCTTCGACATTATTGTACCCGCAGATGGGCTCACCTGTGCAAGCTTACGATGGTAAGCTGCGTAGACCGCGACGGGGGATTGAAGCTCGACGTAGTGGACTTCAATCGAGCAATGAACTGGCTCGTCGAGGCTGAGATGGCAATGTCTGCTATATTCCAAGTTGGTACTGTCAGCCCTGACAGTCGTATCATGGACGAAATTGTCTACTTCATTAAGCAACATCCCAATGGTATTGGGGAGCATCAGGTTGTTAACTTTGCTAGGACCAAGGTACAGGCCTATGCTATTCGACCGCTGATAGAAGCCATGCAACAATCTAGACAGATTATTGCCAGTGGTATAGGTAAGAATGGCTTGAGGATATTTACTGTACCTAAGGGCTAACCTTGACTGGCTGACAGTAGTTGATAGTCCTTTCAACTGTACGTTCCCAACGCTCACCGTTAGTGTGCTCGAAGTAAGCCACGAAGGCCATGAACGCTATATTGAAGATCAACACGCCTAGGATGACAGGCGTTGACTTCAACGCATCGACTGCCGATACAGCTACCTTGCCTGCTTCTTCGCCTACACCTGGGTTCATGGTACCCATTCCTCGCCATTAACCGTTACATATACATCACCTTTGATTGTGATATCGTCGATCTCTCCTGCTGTAATGATATCAACCTTGTTAGCAGGCTCTGGTGCAGGCTCTGGCCCAGGACTATATGTGTCCACCGCCGTTTGCACCGCCATAAGCATCGAGTCAGCACCCTGTCGAAGCTCAACTTCCTTACGATTGATAGGGCCCCAGTGGTTGCATAGGTTCCTCAAACCAACCGCACTGACCAGGGCATGAAAAGCCGGAGCATACTTGCTGAGGAACTGATACTGCGCTCCACCACCAGAACCAAAGTTTCCTAAATCGCTTGATTTCAGCGTCACTCCCTCCTTGAACTGGGCCCTGAATCCACATGGGTTGGACCAGTATTCGGGGAGTAGTGGCGGTAGTGTAGATGAGCATGATCGTATGTTCCAGCTGGTTTGGAGGAAGCTGGCCTCTGCTGTGTCGGCTGAGGTATTGCTAGCCGACATATCCCTACCTTCGGAATACCGGCCAGATGACTCTCTCATCCCCAGGCCTAAGATAAAAGCGAATAGATGACGGAGACGATCAACAGGGTGAGCAGCTGCGCTGTTATCCATACCCAGGTTTCGATACTCAGTAGCATAGACCGTAAACACATCCTTGCTGTCCCCCGTAGCAGCCTTAGCCATCTGCTGTGCCGCAGCGTCGTCAGAGTTGAGTCGCTGATAGGCCAGAGCAAAGCTCAGCGCTACACCAACCGTATGCCCATATGGGGCCCTACCCCTGCCACTCCAATTATAGTTGGCAATGGGGTCGGTCTTAGCGATGTCAATGATGATGCCAATCAACTCCGTATCTAACCCGTCGTCACCAGCAGCTACCTTAGCATCTAGTTCATCTAGCTTACCCCAAGTAGTAGGCCCAACTACCCCGTCCTGTGCGATCGAACAAGCCGCCTGATAGCCTCTGACTGCCCCATCAGTGATTGGACCGAAATCACCATCGGCTGGGTACACGCCCAGTGTAGTCTGGCAAGCAACAACGTCCGGTCCCCTAGAGCCTTGCCGAATGGTCGACCTGGGTACCGCTGGCATTGGTGCATTCTTAGGCCACATGATCCCGGTGACGTTAGACTTGGGGAAGCTTGTCACGTTCACGCTATCGCTTTGGTTACCTCCCCGGCAATTGATATTCGATCCGCTCTCACTCTCGAAGAACGTGACATGGTTACCGCCGCTGCGGGTCATTACTACAATTGCACCCGGGACATAACCAGATAGCTGCACAAAATCAGGAGAGGTTCGGAAACTGTCCGCCCAACCAAATCTAGTAGTGTCGGTATTTCCGAAAGGAGGCATATACCCTGCCTCACTGACGCAGTATCCAGCAGCAACTCCGCACCATGCTGTCTCGTCACTATTCCAAGCTGGTTGGTCACAATAGGTTGCCATCCCTGGGACATCTGGCCATGCTCGTTTGATTTCATCTGTCATTCCTGTGATAACGGGGTTAGCTTCTGGACCAGCAATTTCTCTAGTTCCGGTTAAAGTCCGCATAACGTTAAGCCACGGGGGTACATCACTCATTTTAGCCTCCTATCCTGGGCAGTCAGGTGGTGCCCAATTTGATACACCTTGGCCAGCTTTGATATAGGCATTGATACCATTGATAGTTCCATTCCTGGCCCTATCCGGTTGGCCTCGATCATCCTTCATCCAGACCTCGAACATATGGACGATGTGCTGTTTAAGTGCTTCATCTAGTGCGTCCAGCATTATACCTTTGAGCTTCTCTCGTGTCGCTGCATCAGTACACTGAACTGGCTGAGCCGAAGCACTCTCTAACATAAATGGCATCTGAACTTGTTCTGTTGTCTCCCAATAATCTTTACCGCAGAACGCGAGTGCAAGCAAAATAACTATAACCAGCAATAAGACTATCGCTGCTCTATGGGCTGCTTTCACTGGAATATCCTTTGCAACAGTGGTTTAGCATGTTTTTCTTCATGCTCAGTTGGTTCTGTTCTGCCCCACCTTGCAACTCTAATCATCTCGCTTGGGCTTTCTGGTAGCCGCTCTTCGCCTTCATGTAGTTTATATATATAGTTAAGCCATGTCCCAGGCTTAGCCATTGGCGTAGCTGCCACCAACCCCATCAACTCCATTGAGTGTTGCGTTAGATTACCGTAGTTCCAGTCATCCTCATTAAGGCCTTTAGCAACATCATGACCGATATTGTATATGAACTTGAAACCATTCCACACAAATCCAAAGTTTCTCTCTGACCCAGTTATCCAATAGTGCATTGCATCGCGAACAATCGGTATAGGTGCAGCCACACCCTGAGCTATATACTTCGCACCACAAAGCATAACGTCATCGTCTTCCTTACATATGGGGTCAGCTAAGTCTTCAAGTAATGTTGGTAACGCGAAGTACACAAACATGTCAGCTGCGATCGCCCTTAGATCATGGAACGCACCCCTAGGCGATTGACCCGTAAGCATATCCTTAGTCATAGCCATCATACGATATCTGCGTACAAGCACGTTAGTCATGAAGTTCAGAGCACGAGACATAGTAAAGGTTAACGAGTCTTGTTGCCTCAATAGAGTAGACTTAGACGTTATAGCGGTTGATCCGTGTGAGCCTCTAACTGCATGGTCAGCTATATCAACAGCATCTAAGTGTGCTTCCCATAGAGCGTCATTGAACTCAGCTGGACTTAGCCCAGCCTTGTCTTGTACCTCCTTAGTTCTTAGGTCCATTTCTTTATGATAACGCGTATCCCAAGTTAACAGAGATGCCTCATTATCAACTGTAGCCAGCATATAAGTGGCTATACGGTTATTGTACTGCCTTGCCCTCCCCATCGTATTGCCCATCAAGCTCAGCTTACCCAGCGCTTCACTGGCAGTCAGCGATAGGTCATCTTTCCAATAGGGTTGTCGTATCTGTAACTCCCCTGATCCAGGCCATTGTCGACCAGCAACCCAACCACCTTTTAATGCGAAGTCTCTAGCCTCTCGTCTAGTAGCCCTATTGGTTGTAAATATGCGCCTGACACCTTCTAGCACAGTCTTCGGATTACCTATCTGCCTTAAGGCTTGCATTACTGCCTGCGGCCCATGCTTCTCAAATGTCCCAACGTTATATCCAATTGCGTTGGTTAATCCTCTACCAGATACTTCATTAAGAAGGCGTCGCGTTGCATTTGCGAATTCACCCGGTACTCCATCATGGCGAGCCATATCATTAAATAGCTGGCGAAGCATCGAATTATACTCGTCACCAAACTTGCGATAGATCGCGTTACTAACAGACTCATGTTGAAGTATCTTATTAAAGATATCCCTTACAGGCTCCATATGGATATATCTAAGCCTATTGTTTATCTCATTAGTAACCCAACCCAGGCTCAGATCGACTGGATAGACCTGCCCAGTTCTTGGCTCTGCCCACCCATGCTCGATCTTCACCCTTCTAGGCGATGGATTTTCAGTAATATTCTGTCTACCTTTATCTAAGACCCTATCTCGTACTCTAGGCCAATACCAGCCATCGCGTTCACCGAACGGCGTCCATACTTTTCCAGGTACATCCTTCTCTAATATTGTACCACTTCGCTGCATAGTCATTGCATTTTCGCGATCTAATAGTTCAACAAAAAGATCACTATATACCTTAGCTATTTCGTAGTGCACAGGCTTTAAGACCTTGCTAGCAAAGAACTTAAGCTCATCTGGCGTTAGGTTGTATCCAGGCGCTGTATGAGCTATAGCTTCTTCGCTGCCCATACTCAATGCTAACCCAACCAAATGCTCGTTTCTTAAATCTAGTAAGTCCTTCTGTGTCCCGATAAACTTCTTGCTTCCGTCTGCGTTTCTCACCCACCACTGTGGATGGCTTAGAGTATCGTTATCAACCTTCTTCTGCATCCAACCTCTAGTCAGTCCAGCTTTCTTCAACACTGGCTCAAGGCCCTCACGCAGCATCCTAGCCAATTCTTTTTGAGATCGCTTCATCGACAGGGCTGCTTCATTAGCTCTATTGAAGAACAACCTCTGCCACACATTCTTCTCATCGTATCTAGCCAACCTTTCCGCAAACGCTTCTGGTGTCTTTAAGTTGGCTGAAGTCATCCGCCAGCCCCACACGAGACCTCTGGCTATAGGGCCTTTAGGATGCATTGCATCGCCAAATGTTTCTACTGCATGTGCAAATAGTGGAGCGAGTTCATCGATATGATAATCCTTTCCTCTGATATTGATTAGGTTCTGGCCACTGTCTGTTCCTATCTTCTTTAAAGCCCTAAGAGAATTGGTCAACGCATTGCGTTGCCTAACAGTCATCTCACCCCATTGCAGAGTCTGCCCATCGTTATTCAATAACTCATTTGGTTTAAACAAATCCTCCCATATGGGCATGTTTGGATTGTAAGTTGTTCCATAGTCCTCCCAACCCTTGGGCAACCCAACCGCTCCTGGGTCTTGTGGATCGATTGGCATTTCATGGCTCTTAGAGAAATCCTCGAGTGTCTTATGCTGTACTTCTGGCCTAGCCAGCGTTTCCTCCAGATGCTCTCTACTCCTGTTAGTTGGCACTCCATGATTAAGCATTATCCAGTGCGCCCAATCATAATACCTTGGACCAACGCCAGGTGGCTCAGCCTTGCGGAATGGCTTCAATACCGTTCGATCATCGCTCCTAAACCGCCTTTCTGCCTCTTTAACATATCTAGCTTTAGCTAACTGATGCACCATCTTCTGCCTACCTATGTAGGCTCCCATAACGTCGCCTTTACCCAAAGCTATAAATGCTTCCTTCCCAGCACGGCCAAGTTCTTTAGTAGTATCGTATAAACTGATATCCTTCCATGGTGTCTTTAGAACTGACTCTTGAGCCATCTTATTGATAGCTGCCCTATCATGTGGAGGCTCTAAACCAAGAGTATGTCCTAGTGCTACATACTCAGCCCAAATCAAATCCTCAGCTTTAAGGTCTGTTATATGTTCGCGAGCCATTGCAGTTGTTAGCTGATCCCTATCTCCGAACTGCAAGTCAAGCCTACGCTGAGCCTCCGCTGCTGCAACCTTAGCCCTAAGCTGCTGATAAGTCCCTTTACCCTTCTGGTTGCGGAAGTTAATCATCCCCTGGATAAACTCATCGCCATTCTTAAATCCCATCTCACCAGCAACCAAGTCAGGGTTAAGCCCATTCTTTGCTTGCCAGTGCTCTGGAAACGCCTTGCGTTGTTCCGGAGTGAGAAACTGTGGATCGATCTTAGGTATCAATCCAATCTTCTCACCATGCCATTCGCCTAGGTTCATAAACCTCCAAGCTTTAAAGTCGGGTCTATCCTCTACATCCTTTAACGATTGTTCGAGATGCTCTGCTCCAGCCTTGTTATACTCTTGGCTAATCTTAGTTTCAGCTTTAGCCTTTTCAACCTTCATAACCTTGGCATCGTCTTTTGCCTTTAACGCCAATATTGCCTTAATGATCCGATCTTCATCCTTTCCAGGCAATACAGTCCCAGGAGTAAACACTATAGTTCCGTCTTCCTTAATATCAGCTAGGATCGAGTCTAGTCCACCTGCTCTTCTAATCTCGTTAATCATTTGCTGCGTCTCGTTATCCGCAGCTGGTAGATCGCGTTCTGGCCCAGGCTCTTTCATTTCCTCTTTGGTATATAGATCAGGTCGTACCCTAACGTGATCCGCAAGCTCTTTCTCAACCTTAGGATCAACCTTGCTCCAATCATCAAACGATATCTTTAAGTCCTCACCATCAAACAACATCTTCCTCCACTTCTCCTGTATACCTGGGACATCGCCTAGCAACCCATCTCCAGGCTCAGGAGACTTACCCTCTGGATACATCTTCTTAACCATATCCGACTTTAATCCGATGGGGACTTTGCTGTTTAAGAACGCAGACCAACTCTCAGGGCTAATCTCTTTAGTCTCAGACTTACCTGCGTCCTTAATCGCCTGCTTGTATGCTTCAATTGCAGCTTTGGATTCATCTTCCGCTACCTTATCCCAAGCTCTATATGCACCTGTTGGTGGCATTTCTCCATTCTCGAGATGTCGCGTTACAAACCTACCAGTGGTTATCATCTTGCCTAACGCAACCGGTTCGCCTACAAACAGTGCACCACCAACCATAGCAGCAGTCATAGTCTTAGCGTCAAGTTCTCCTTTCATTAGCATTTCTTGTGTGCCTTCAAGGGCAGCACCAGCTACAGCCATGCCTAGCCGTAACGGCATTTGTGCCTTTATTGCAGCCTTAGTAAATCCACCAATGCCAAAGAACGGTGCAGCAGCCGCAGTTTCACCTATAACTGCTGCATATGGATGTTCTTCTCTACCTTGCTCTAACCTGTGATATTCCTCAGGCCACCATTTCTGCGTTGCCAATGATTGCAGCCATGACTCGGCTATACCGCCAGCTATGCCTGCACCACCAACAGCGGCTATAGCTCCAATCGGTATACCAGCAACAGTGCCAAGCCCTGGCGCTACCACCGTTCCAGCGAGAGCCCCTGCTCCAGCACCAGCTGCCATAGCTGGTAACGAGTGCAGAAAATGCCTCCCACCAACCGCTACGAAGCTCTCCGGATCATGCTCGATCTGTCTAAGTAATAGTGGTGCCAAGCCAAGGAATGGATTAGGGTTAATGAACGGTAACAGGTTCTTCCAAGAGTAACTAAACTTATGTAGGTTCGGTATATCATCCTGGCTAACTGCACTAGCCAATGGATGATTGACCATATAATCCCGTATCATGGGATTGTCAGCTGTAACGGTCTGCGTTAAGTCTGACTTATAGGCTCGTTCTGCCATATCGTAATGGCTTAAAATGTACTCTGCGTCACCGCCGAGCCTTCTAGCCATGTCAAGAGATTTCGCAGCGTTATCCTTATTAAGGCCCTGCCCCTTAATAACGTTAGCCTGAGCCCGCTCGTTCTCAAGCCCTTGCCAAATACTAAAATAATCTGGTACAGGTTCGGCCATTATGGCGTTACCCTAATTGTCTTTACTTTCTTCTTCGTGAGAGCTTCAAGATCACCAATTATCTTGGACTGCATAAATGCTGCATCTATTTGCTTCTGCCCAGCAAGAGGCTGAACTCTCTTAAACTGCTCCGCAAATTCTTTATACCCAGGCAAGCTAGATATCTTTGGACCGAACTGTTCAAAGTACCTGCCTTCACCGCCCTTATACCAAGGTCTGCCTGGATGAAGTATTCCCAAAGCCTGGTCAGCAGCTTCTTTCCACTGTGCATCGTTTAGTGGCTTCTTCTGATCTTTCTCCATCTTTTCTGCTATATCGCCAAGGACAGCCTTAAACTGTGGTGTTCTAACCTTGGGGCTGTTAATGATATCTTTTGGTATATAGTCAGCATTCTTCAATACACCCCATCCACGTTCAACTCTGGTATGAGCTTCGGACTTACCCTCCCTAACGCGTTCCTGCTCATATATGTTATACAGTATATCCCGCTCCTGTCGCGGTATTTGCAACTTGCTAATTAATGATGGATCAGCTGTTATCTCCGCAGCTGCCTGTTGCGGGTCGCCATACAGCAGTCTGCCTCTCCACGTGCGATATATCGCATCTGACTCATCTGAACGCAGAATATCATGCTCATTATTACTCTGAATGATCTTGTCTATCGCATCTCTATGATCTGGCGTTAGCTTCCAGTAAGCTTCCTTAAACCCAGGTTCGGTCAAAGCGTCTTCTATCCTCTTAGGCTTCTTACCAGATTGTGTCTTGTAGCCATGAGCAACATCTAGCGTCTTATACAAGGTTTGCCTTTGCTGTTCTTCGTGCTCTCGCCTAGCAATGTTCAGCCTATTCTCAGCTGCATCTTCTGCCTTCTTGCTATATGTAGCATCTCCTGGCCGTTCCCTCTCAGCTTTATCACGTGCTTGCTTTATTACCTCTTCTCTACTTATCTCTGTTGCAGCCTTCTTACCACCTTCCGATAGGTCATCATACACTTTATCTGCAATATTCCTAGACCCTGCATTATCGCGTTCGCCCTTAACCCGATTGTACACAGGAACATAATGCTCTGGAAGAAGCTTATCCTTGTTCGCTTCAAGCATCTGTAAAGCTTCACTTGGCCTCTTTTCGGATAAGAGCGTTATCTTATCAGCAAGCATCTTACTCGTCTTTGTCTGAATGTAATATTGCTCTTGTGGGCTACCAGGAGCCCAACCCTTGGCTGGCGATATCGAGTCTCTAACTGTCTGCTCAATAGCATCTAGGGACTTCTTATAGTCTTCTTCGCTGTCTGACTTAGAGCCACTAGAGATTAGCATATTAACTCTAGCTTCAGCAGCAGCTACAAATGAGTTCTTAGTCTCAGTTGCGCTATGCCTACCTGACTCTCTAGCAGCCTGAACAAACGAATGCGTTGTCTGTGCATCAAATGCCTTCTGCTGCATAGGATTGGTTAGCTTAGACTTGTAGTCTTGTCTAAGCTTCTCTAAGCTATCCAGATGTGTTCGTAACGCAGCTGGACTAGCTGCATCTCCTGCTTGCGATAGAAAGTCAGTTTGCTTTGCCTCTTTATCCAACTCATAACTAATCGTAGATTGATTAACTACCTTCTCATTCTCCAGGTCCTGTAGGGCCATAGCCCTATTGAACATCTCATCGCCAGCATGATCGAATGCTTTACCTAGACTAGAGATTGCGGCACCAACTGTATTCATGCTGGAGCCAAGCGTTTGGAACCCAAGGCGACCAACATTCTCTAGTGCTTGGCCTGTAGCGCCAGATATCTGCACATGTGGAAAGTCCACATGCAGCGATGGGATAGCCGCAGTTCTGCGTGCTTCCTCTGGCTTTACGGTTGGTACTGGATCATATTTGACTGGCATTATGCTGCCTTCGACCCAAATAGACCTGACATATTACCACTAGTCCACTTACTGGCTACCGATCCGGCTGTGTTAACCAGCGAGCCGAAAGCGTTAATATTACCTGCGGTCCCAGCTAGTGACATAGCCTGCTGCTGCAACGGCAACGCCTTCTCTGTTATGCCAGCAGCAGTCATCGCATTAGCAGCTTGTGCTGTATTCATAGTTGCTGTGTAGCGATACACATCCGCCTGTGCTGATGCATTAGCCGCTTCAACTGTATATCCATATGCCCTACGGGCTGCACTGGCTTTGTTCAGGGCCTGATCCCACTGGCCCATCTCAACCATGCTTTCGCGAACTTCAACACTCGAACCAGAATTAACGTCAATACCAGATGCACCTTGGGCAGCTTTAGCTGTGCCCAGATCGTGCCTATACTTCATTCCAATCTGTTCACCTGTAATCTCCCCAACATCAAGCTCATAGTCTGCGTTCTGCTCAGCAATCTTTTTGTTCATATCAGCTACAGCAGCTTGGTATTGATTTATGTTAGATTGATATTCGTACTGCTGTGCTTGCGCTTTAAACCCAAATGCCTGCCCAATAGTCTGCAACATCGACCCAGCAATACCGATCTGCTGACCAGCTGCTTGAGTCTTGGCCCCCATTGCTCCTGTGATACCGCCGAGGATCGAGCTACCGATCCCCACCATTCCCATTGCGCCTGCCATCTCGCGTTATCCTAAATGGTATGCCTGTATGGGCTGGTGTACCGAACTTAGCCCCCAACCACTTTAGCCATCTAATTGACTTAGGAGCATTGGCGTTAACGTGACCACAGATTGACGGATACAACTCTAACGCTTGTTCTATAACCAGCTGTGAATGCCTAACCAGAATAAACGGATGATCTTTCATTAGATCAGTTGTCTGTAGCCAGAAGTAAGCTTGGTTAGACATCAGCGTAGGTGGGATCAAACCCCACATGCAGCATAGGTCACTATCAACATGACCCACCCACATTATCGAACTCCACTTAAGACAAAAGTTCATACCATATCTTTCATCTTCAGTAAGCAATAGGTCTTCGATATAGGCCTTAGCTTCGTCCGGGCTCATAGGCTGAATTCTTGTCATTTGGATGTGTCTCCCACCATTATCTCTGGGATAACACCAAGAATTGTAGCCGGTAGTGGATCATCAACCTGTAGACAGATTTGCCCAGGAACATCCCATAGTGGGTCCATAACAATGCGTTCGTCACCGGTAACTAACGCTACTGGCTGTCCCATCTGCGTTACACGGTTCATCTCTTTAATCGGCGTTAGGGTCTGGAACGTCCTGCCAGCTTTAACGCCACGGCTATCCTTAACCCTAACCGTCAATGCAGAGACTTTCTTGCGCTTGCCTTGAACAGTTTGCTGCTCGTTACCCAAGTCCAAGGGCATAGTCTGTAGCTGCATCTGATAGCCCAGCCCTATCGTTACATTAGATGCTGGGGCTGGTAATGTGATAGAACCACCCTGAACCGTCAGATCGCGAACAACACCACCATCTGCTAGAACTGATACTTGCTGGCCTTCCAGATGGTCTAGTCCATGTACCACAGTAATCGGTGGATCAACTGCCCAAGTCCCAGGGATACCTATATCTGGGCGCTTCTGTGGGTCATTGGGGATTAACGCAGTTATGGGCTGGATCATTTTACCCTTAACCTGGGTAGGGCTAATGTACTGCGTTACCTCAGCCTTACCACCACCAACTCTGATGATCCAGCCTACCATATTAGAACCGAATACAGCTGCGTTGGCGGTAAACGTAGCTATACCCACTGGATCAGGTAGGGTAGATATTAACACAGCTGTTGGAGTGTTGTGTACAGTAGACACACCACAATCTACGCTCCAAGCATCTTCTGCACCGAACGTAAATATTCGATCAGTAATACGTTCGATATATAGCCTAAAATCACCTGTGATCGGATTAGGCCTAGACACAGCCACATAAGTAGCATCGACACTACCCTCCGTTACCGTACAGACAGACTCAAAGTTTCCAAAGGTATCGTGGCGAGCCCAGCCGTACATGTCTTGTTCTTTAACCAAGGTTAGGGATAGCATAACGCCATCTTCGCGAACCACCCAAATCATCTTGAATGGTTCCTCAGCGTAAGCCCATTCCTTTATCTGGTGCCCATAGAACAGGTGGCTGCTGAGAATAGAGATATCGTTACCTGTGTAAATATTAGCGTAGATATTGTAAGTAAGATCACGTACAATTGAACCTTTTTGTTGCACGTAGAAGATATCGTAGTTAACAAGGATTGGTGGTACATCGTTAGCTCCAATATAAGCTTGTGCAGTCGCAGTTAGCGTTGCTGGCGTTATAGGCCCACCTTGCGTTGCAACGCCACCTGCACCGCCTGATACCTGCCATGCGCCTTTAGTTGTTAGCATCACCAAGCCAGAAGGCATTGGTATCATAGATTTGATTTCGTTAACTTCAAGGCTAACTAATTCTGCATCAACTGAGTCATCATCCTGAATTGGATTGCTTGTGTCGAAGTTATAATAAGATGCCACTTTCGACATCCAGAACCTATCAACTTCATTACCGCCAGCGTTAGCGTACACAAGCCGCTGTTGGAAATAGCTAGACACTTGCACATGTCTAGCACCAGTAAACGGGTCTCGGTGTATAGGTGGCACTTGTGCAAAGTCTGGCGTTATGTTGGCATCAGTGAATGCACCATCCGTAGAAGTGCCTATATAGCCAACTTCTTGCCCAGCACTAGGATTACCAGTCGTAGATACCATTGACTTATAAAAGTTATAAGCAATCGCACCAGCAGAACCTGCCGTCACACCCATGTTTACCGTTCCGGTAGTGGTCCGCATATCCACAACACCAGAAGCGTACGCTACAGGAGCGGCTGGAGACTCCTGTCCATTAATATCAACAGCAGTTGCTGTGTACATAATAAATGCAGGCCCAGAGGCACTAGCAGATATACTGAGCGTTCCAGGTGGTGCAACACTAGCACCAATAGTAGCTTGGACTAAACTCCAGTTGGTTGCACTAACTAACGTTAACACATTCGCAAAGTGTGCTGGATGCGTTATATTCATCTGCGAGCCCTTCTGTGAGAACTTTAGAAGAGCTAGCTCAGATGCAAGATAAGGAGTACCTATAGTGTAGACCCGCTGAGATGTCCCAGCACTAACAAAAGGTGGCCATGCAGATGAGTTAACAGGAAGGCTGGTTACATCGTCAAGTATGGTAACGTTAGCACCACTAACAGCACCAACAACAAAAAACCTGCCATTTATCTGCGGTACTCCAGCAACTCCTTGTACGAAGATTAGTTGCCCGATAGCATAGTTATTCCCAGGTATATTCAGTATAGTAGATGTACCCTGAGTAATACCACCAACAGGAAAGCTAGTTTCAACAACTGCACCACCTTGCGTTATAAATCTAAGATACTGATTACCAAACACAAGCACATAAGTTACATCAACAGACTGCTGAAATCTAACGAGCCGGACAGGCCCATTAAGTTGGATAGGCGCCATAATAAATTCAGTACCAGCCCTGGTTGAAGCACCGCTACGATAGTCAACAAAAAAATTGCGCATAGTAGCAGCACCACTATGATATTTAGCAAAGTCAACTCTGGCGAACAGGCTCGGAGAAAGTTCGCCAGAAGCAAACGAAGTCTGGATAACATTGTCACTCATCTAAGGCCCTGGAATAGAATGGCTATCGCCAGGAAGATTACACACAACGATAGTAGAGTTGTGTTGCTCATCAGTACATCGTCAGCATCGGGCCCCAATCGAACATGATGTTCGGTGAAAACTCCCAGGCCTGATAGCTGATGCCCCTGACTCTGATCCAATCTGGCGTTACATCATTGATGGTTAACCCTTCATTACCATCTCCAACCCGAGCTACTTGAATAAACTGATTGGCCTCTTGGACCTTAAGCTGAGCCAAGCCTTTATCGCCAGTTAATGCAATAACCAGCCTTGATCCTAATGCTGCTACCAAAGCCTGCTGAAAGCCATCATCCCATACCTCAGGATTGGTTACACGCTTGACATACGCCAGGATAGCTTGTTCTTGATTAGTCCATATAACTTTCTGATCCGTGCCTTTGGGATCAGGTTTACCACTCTGACCAATCTGATCGACACCAACCTTGTACCTAACCGGCGGCCCATTCCAAAAGGCAGGTGCACCACCCGTTACCGCAGTGGTAATTGGCACGCCAGAAGTGAAACCAGTAGTAAACTGAGGCACAACAAATACAGGACGTAAACAATCGATGGGATACGCATACTCATAACTCCACGGCGGCGGTGGTATACCCTTTTCCCAAACATTTGCACCTGCCGTTGGGTTCTCAGGCGTCCCCGGTGCTGCACATATTAACGCAAGATTGGCATAGTTAAATGCACAGTTCCAAGGAGCCATGCGTAGAAGCTCGTCTCGCAAAGGATCAAACAACAGCTTGACCGCACGAGCCTCATTTGAGTCTTCATCAAAGGAAGCTATCTGCGACCGAGTGCCGATCGCAGATAACGACCTGTTCGCTATGTCGACGGGGCTAGTCATCCCCGTTGACTCCCGCCGCTATGAGTGCGACCACCAGAGCCAGGGCTACCAGAACCACGATCAGCCACGGGGCAACGAGCGTTTCCGTGGTTGTGGGCATGTAGACCTGGGCCTTGATGGTGCTGGTTAAGCGGACCCTGTGGTGGGCTATAAGTGGTAGGCTTAGCCTCCTTAATCCCACCCGTAGTTGCTCTAGCCGCCTGCGGCTTCGAGATGTCCTTCCCGTACTCGCTTAGAATATCTCTGCCACCTTTCATCATACTCTCCTTTCATATGTGGCCGGCTTAGGAGTAGCTGGCCTTTCATCCATAGCCTGTGCTTTCTGTTCGTCTTCCTTAGCTCTCTTGATCCGCTCTTCCTCAGCCTTCTTAATCTCTTCCTCTTTCTCCTTCTTAGCTTTGGCTTCCTCCGGATAGAGTTCTTCCCAAAGCTCAAGATCAATCTCTGACAGCTTCATCTGAGAAGCCTGCCTAATGCTTGGGTACACTTCTTTGATAAGGTCGAGGATTGTCAGAAGCTGCTCGACCTTTTCGCTATCGTAGTCTGGTGCCTTCTTAGGTTCGTCAGCCATTAGTGTCTCCCTTGTGTTCCGCTACGATGAATGGTTCGTCCACCACCAGGACCGGCTGTAGCTGGCTTAGGGCCAGGTGGATTGTAGCCCTTACCCTCAATAATGGGTTCCCTTTTGAACTGTGTAGCCAAGCCTTGCTGCGCTACACCAGCCTCAGAGGCGCCTTTTGAATGGGGTTCCCGCTTCCACGACTCGTGTCCGCTTTTGTCCGCTCTGCCTTGCTTCATCCTGCATCTCCCTTAATCGACCACCCTGGCCGTGTTCACGTTCGAGTTCCAGTTGAAGAGCCGTATCTGCTCTAGTCATCTCCTTCTTAGTCCACTCTGGTGGCTGCTGCCCAATACTCTCAAAGAAGTATCGGATGTAAATAAGGTTGTGAAAGTGCTGTGCCAGCCGCATGATCTTAGGTGGAACAAGCTTATCGATATCGCGATCAGTAAGGTCCTCTGCTGGTCCTATAGGATCGGTCATGAAGTGCTATCTCCTGTTTTAGCTTGGTGCTTCTTCTTTCGAAGAATACCAGTCTTCTTGTCAGCTTGGTTAAACTCTTTGGCGACGCCCTGCGGTATACCCATCTTCTTAGCAAAAGCTGGGTTATGTGCCGCTCCCGCCATGGTTCGGGCCATCTTGGGGGTTGAGCTAGGCATTAGAAGAAGAATCCTCCTGGTCCAACTTCGGCTGCTATGGTGCCAGGAATGTTAGCACCACCAGCGTTGACGACAGCATTGTAGTACACTATAGCTTTGGTTCCACTAACGAATCCGGCGCCCGGGTAAGTCAATGTAGCTATGCTAACTATGGTAGAGTTAAGCTGACATTGGTAGTAGTAGGTATATGCAGCCCCACCGTTGACGGTTATTGCAATAGCTGGACCCTGGAACTTACCAATTACCACTACGCTATTATAGAAGGCACCTATATGGCTAAAGGCCGAAGCACCAGCAGCTATATGGTAACCTGCATCAATGTTGAGGTAACCAGCGTGCATTACAATATTATATCCACCTACATTTTGTCCAAATATACAATCCCCTACAATGTTGAGAACCCCACCACGGTTTATCCAAATACTGCTAGAGCTATTACCACCTGAGAATGTTATGCCAGCCACACTTAAAATAGCACCATCCGCTACTACAATTCCGTTAGTAGATGCGGTCGCAAAGATGTTAACTAGACTTGGATTACTAACATTTCCTACCAACTTGTAGGCATTGCCACCAGGAAGCCGCTTGTTAAGCAAAAGCCCACCAGCAGGCATATTATGGAAAGCGTTGGACAAGTTAATAGTGAAGTCACCGTCAAGATCAGTTTCTTGAACGCTAGTGGCCCTAGCGACAGTCTGAAAGGCCCCAGCACCAGGGGCTAACCCATCGGCTACACCAACAACGTCAGAGCCAAGTGAAGGATCAACATAGAGATTGGTTGGGGTTCTAGGCGCCCATCGTGGCGGCCTAGATATTACCCAACCGGACTGGCTACGATTGACAACAACCTGCTGATCCGGATAAACCTTAAACTGAACTGGATAGCCAAAGATATTCATTAGCTTAGCACGGGTGTCGTTATTGACAATCTGAACCCTAAAGTCTATAGGATATGTAGTTGGATTGCCAGCGCTAATCAGATAGTAAGCGCTACCCTGAGCGACTATCAGCCTGTTGTTATCATCCGGAATGAGCACGTATCCAGCAGTAATCAGCTTCGGGTCAGGATAGCCTCCCAATAGAGCTAAGGCCTCAGTGGTCGTAGCTGCTTGGACAACCGGCTGCATAGCCGCCGATACCATGATAGTGTTGTCTAGTGGCGTACCAGCAACAAGGTCACCGTTATCGTTAAAGAACGCAGTCTGATTCTTTCTAGCTGCCTGTGGCGGTAGATCAGCTGGCGGTGGATCGGCTACCGGTACTTTAATAGCTCGATCAAAGTCTAGAACGCCCTGCTGGATCAGCATAGTCAGATAGTCAAATTCCCTTTCGACTATAGGTGGATATATGATCGACTGATTAGCAATTGATGTACTTTGTACAGGCTCTAGGTTCCTTACAATGGTTATAGTCCACCCGGACGGTAATGGCGAGCCGCCTGGGTTATAGGTAACTATACCACCCTGCGGAGTTGGGTTGGTTCCAGTAAGTGGAGATATAACTACAGAAAACTCTAACGTCGTCAGCTGCCGGATAACGCCAGTGTCGTCAGTTATGAACACATCAATCGCAGAAGCAGATGGCACTCCCATAGCGAAGGGCCAGTTGATGGTAACGCCATTACCATCGTAGACAATCCTTGAGTTTATATTCGTGACGGTCATTTCATAAAGCTCCCCAACATATCTAGAACACTAGGAGGGATTGGGTTATCATCCAGATTGAAGCTGGCTACTGGCAGCGGTTCAATGTCGACCTCAACTTCACCCTTAAGCATTTCGTTGAGTGTCTTAGTAAGCTCATCGCCGGACATCTTATCTATCAGGCCGTTTCTAGTATCTAAAAAATCCTCTTGGACAGCCCTAAGCTTCCGTCGTGCAATAGCGATCTTTAGCCGAACATCTCCTGGATACTTATAGAGCGTTAGCTTATCTGAACCGTTCTGGTAGCCATCAAGATTGCCAATAGCCTGAAATATCTCAAGGGCTTCT